CTAACTTCGGCCACGGCCATTTTCAGCAAGTGGCTTGCGAGGGTTTTCATATCCTTGGCGGGGTAGTAGGTAGTCGTTTCGGCGTCAACCTGACCCTGCAAATCGCCGATAGAGATACTAGACACGGGTTTATCATATAAACCATCCCAGCGCTTCCACGCAATTTCGTATGCAATCTGCTTTGATTTACTCAGCTTGGAGAATCCGGACGAATACCAAGTTTTATAATACTCACGGAGCGTGGGCACCTTGGATGTGAAATCAGGCGGGCACGACGCATAAGCCAGGGCGGCTTTTTTGGTGGCAAATCCGCCCTTCCACTTACGGGGATAATGGACTTTGCCATCATCACCAATATAACGGGGGGCAGACCAAACGGCAGTCCAGGTCTTTCCACGTTTTATGGCGGTGCCTTGACCGTTTCCACGAGATTTCACGCCGCCGGAAGTGGAAACCTTAGCACCACAAATATTGCAGAAATTAGAGCCATCCGGCAAAAGTGTACGACATTTACGACATTGCATAAAAATCCTCCCATATATACATTGACAAACCGGAGGACATTGTATACAATAAAGATGCTGATTCCTCCAAGACATGGTTTTCAACAGGCTATGTTTTGGCGTCCTCCCCGACGACTGGAAAGCAAGACCGTTTCGGCGCCCACCGCCGGGACGGTCTTTTTTTATTTACGGCATGATCCCAACGCCGGGGTGCATAATGTCCCAAATAAGATAAGCGAACAGGCAGGCGGCCACGCCGATTAACAGGACGGTGACGATTGCCGCCCAGAGAATCATAATCTTAATCGTGTGGGATTTTCGCTTAATTTCGGCTTGCTGCTCATCAATGGTATGCTGCAAATGCTCAATCTGGGCGGAACGCTCGGCGATTCCATGCTGACGCTCACGGTCAATTTCTTCCCGGGCGGCGAGAAGAGAGTGGAGCGCGTCCAAATCCTCACGGGGGACGGTATCAGGATCATAGGCGTTCCCGATGACCGCACGGGCAACCGCCTGAATATTAACCGGGCGGCACTGCACCGCCTCTTCCAGCGGGGCAGTAAGAATCTTACGGACGGTATTCAGGCTGATTGGCTCGCCAGCGGAAATGCAGGCGTCCACAATCTGCTGATAGGTCAAAGACTTTGCTTCCTTCATTTTACGGATTTTTTGTAGCAGTTCAATCTGCTGAACAGACATTATGGACACCTCATTTCAAAAATTGGGAATTTTGCACATAAAAGTGCAAAGTTGAACGCAATTTGCACACTAAATGGTACAAAAATGGTATTGAATGGAAACTAAAACGGTGGTACGATAAAACCAGCAAGGGACACTGCAGGGAGGTGGGCGAAATGAAGCAGTGCCATGAGGATTATCCGCCGCCGGAAGCGGCCCCGGAGGGAGAACCGGCAAAGAGAAACCACGGGATAACACTCCGTAATATTATAGCAAAATCCGATATTTTGTGCAATCGACAAATCCGACAATAAAAAAGAAAAATATGGAGAAAATGAAATGGAGACATACCGACAAGAGATTAAACGACTGGTGGAACAGTGCCAGGACGAACGGGATTTGTGGCTGATCCTGCGATTTACACAGCTGCGGGTGGAAAAGGAATAGAGGAAGGAGCGGGATTTTCTCCCGCTCCTTTTTGTTATGCGTTTGTATCGGGTACCACGGACTGGGAAGACTCCGGAGCAGGCAATTTTCCAGAAATATCTTTGAGCTGGGAGGAAAGTTCGTCCTGAGTGCGGGACGCGTCGTAGCGAAGGGACACCAAATCACTGAGAACGAAAAGAATGCCAGCTAAAAGGACACTTAAAGCAATCCCAAAAAGAGCAAGCCCCCAGTTGTAACGGACGGTAGGGTCTTCCCATGAGTGTTCCGCAAGCTCAACGATACTGTAAGTGCTGCCAAGCATAAAAGAGCCGAGCACGCCAGCGGCACCAACTACGACGGCAACGACTTTCCCGAGCATTGCAACAATGCTGCCAGGATCGCCGGAGAACTCAGGCGGCGTATATTCTGTTTGCATATGTCTCTCCCCTTATTGTATTTGATACAACAAGGATAGCACAAACAATCATAAATGGCAACAGATGGGGACAAATTGACAGGCAAAACGACAAAAGGAATGGAGCAGGGCGAACCCTACTCCATTCCTTTTACAAGCTTCTGCATGAGTGCGGCGGCGGCTTCCCAGTCCTCCGGGGTAAGGGCGGACAGGGCGGCAACAAAGCGCCTGCGGATGGAATCCGGCTGATCGTCCAGAACGGAATTAAAAAAGTCCGTCAGGATATCGTCCTTGGGACGATGGACCATCATCGGCTCGGAACCGGTGCGCAGCCATTCTTCCCGCACTCCGAACGTCTGACAAATGCTGACGATAGCTGAGCCGCTGGGGCTTTTGCCACCAGATTCCCATGCGGAAATACTACCCTGCTTTACGCCGATCTTTGAGCCAAATTCGGCTTGGCTAAGATTCAAAGATTTGCGTAATGTGCAGATACGATCACAAAGGGGCAAAAGATCACCTCCTTCTGCGACTATGATATACCATAGCAATAAAAAAGTCAAGAAAAATATAAAAAAGTTATTGACAAAAATAGCTTAGCGATATATACTCATACCATAGCAATAACAAAACAGAAAAAGAAAGGAGGGGTGGAGATGAAAACGATGTTTGCATCCAAGGGCGTATACGAAGGAAAAATGCCGAACGTAAGCATCAAGGCAGAAGGCAGCGACAGGCTGCTGCGGAGAATCAAATTGTTTACGCGGTGGCTGAGACGAATTGAAAGAGCGGAGTACACGGTCGAGTTCACAAAAAAGTAATTCCGGGTGCAAAGGCACCCGGAAGGTCAGACAGATTCGATTCCTTCAAATTCCACTCCGTAGGGCAGGTCAGGACTGTAACCGGTAAACTCCAACGTTGCGGGAATTTCAAATTCCGGGTCAGGCTCCAGAATTTGAAGATTTACTGTAGAGATTTTGTGTTTTTTCAAGTCACGAACCATTGCCTCAAGGTCAGCAACCGAAACGGTTATTGTATCAAGCATAAAATCACCTCCCATATGGGAGATTGTAACACAAAGGCGCGGAAAGGACAAGAGGAAGGAGGGGTGGAGATGTGGAATGACTGGAACGGGAAAGGGCCGTGGTGGGCAAAAACGCTGGAAGCTGCGTGGATCATCCTAATCAGTGCGGTAACGGCAATCATTACGCTACGATTAAGGTCGTGACAACGGAAGCACTGCGTTTGGAAACAAGAGGGCTGGGGATTGAAATTATGGGTACGAAGAAAGAGGTGAATTAAATGTCTGAGCAGGAAAAGAAAATGGCTGAGGTGATTCGGGAGGGATTCCCACAGCTCAGCGAATTTGACAAGGGCTATTTTTTAGCCAAGATCGAGGAAGCGGCAGAGCGAGTACAGAAGAAGGGAAAAGACTGTTCCGTCGATGAGAACGAATCCAATTGAGAGGATGAGCAAACTGTGGACAACACTGAAATCACATTGGAGGGAGCACAATATATCTGGAATGTGCTGGCTGATATATATGGGCGCGAACACGGCGTAAAGCTCACGGTAACCGTCACCCCGAAGGAAAACAAAAATGAAAGCACCGTGTAAGGACTGCCCAGACCGGCACGCAGTATGTCATGACACCTGCGAGCGCTACCAAGCGTTCCACCAGGAGCGGGTAGAGATCAGCCGGAAGCGGCAGAGCGGGTACAGAAGAAGGAGGACAAGGATGAAGAACTGGAAGAGAGGAATTAAGTTGGCGGCGGTCAGCACCATGTGCGTATTGGTGTTGAGCGGATGCACAAAAAGCTGCATGGTGAACCACAATGTGTCGAAGGAAGCCGACAACTTTAATGTGGAGCGGAAGATCACGGTAATCAACGTGAGAAATAACCAGGTGCTCTATGAGCTGACGGGGACCTTCTCTATGCAGAACAGCGATCAAAACGAGCTGACAATTATCAGCGAAGTAGGAAAGGACATATACAAAAAGGACTTTATCTATCTGAGCGAATGGACTACCTACATTGTACAGGACGTGTCCGGGGCTGATGTAGACCCGTACCACTATGAGGTATCCATCTTGCCGGAATCGCTGCTTGGCGGCGCGGTAACGCCGACGCTGGATTGAGGGGAGAAACATGAAGGTAGCAAGGGATAATCCATATGACCTGATGGGGAATGATCCGGATTTTCTGGCAGCCGCCGTATATGCGGACAAAAAGCGCTTTATCCTGAACGGGGAGGCAACGGAAGACAAATACTGGCCCGTGTGGACGATGCTCCACACGGTAGAGTCCTGGCACATTGAGGGCAAGGTGCTGGTGATCGAGCTAAAGGGGGAGGACAATGACGGATTTAGAGGCGCTGGAGGAAATCCGGCAGATGGAGAAAACGTGCATCACACCGGCGGAGGCGGCTAGGGTGATCCATTGCAGCCCGGATTTGATTCGGGTTGCGGCACGGCAGAAGCCGGAACTGCTGGGGTTTCCGGTGATGGTGACGGGAAACCGGACTAAGATACCGAGGATTCCGTTTTTGAAATTTTGCGGGGTGGAGGCATGAACGCGCCGTGTAAGGACTGCCGGGAGAGAACCGGGGTATGCCACGACAGCTGCGAGAGGCACATAAAGTTCCGCCGGGAGCGGGAGAGGATCAGAGCAGCGAAAGAGAAGGAGAGAATCCGGAGCAAAACGTATAAGGCTCTAGTGCCATACAGAATCCGGGGGGAGCAATAAGGAGGACACGACAATGGAAGTAACACGAGAGGAAGCAAGAAAAATCGTGCAGGAAGCAATTGAGGAGAACCGGGACAGAATCCGGGCGGAGAAGGCAGAGGCGGCATTGCAGGCGGCAAACGAAGCCTGGGACAGAGCGTGGGAAAAGGCAATGCCGAAGTACCAGGCGAAGGAGGTAGAGCAGCGGACTGTGGGAATCGTGCATTACGGAAAGACGAGAGCGGAGGAAACTGAGCGCGCGAAGGAAGCAGGCGCGTGGAGATTCCTATACGGGGTCTGCACCGGGGCACTGGGGGTGCTGATTATCGCCTGCACGGTGCTCCTGGCAAGAATGCTGTAAACAGCCGCCCGCATGAGCGTTATCATGCCCACCGGCCAATGGCTGGTATACACTCCTATCTATGTGGGTGCTCCCTCGTGCCAGGGGAGCACCCGCGAAAGGGGGAACGATGAACGATGTGTATTTCCGATGCAGTGAATGCGGAGGACGGATTCTGGAGCCGGACAGAAAGACGCATACATTCCGGGAGACGGACGTGCCGCTGCGCTGCATCATAGAAAAAACCAAAAAACTGTACGGGGAAACCCTGTGCGAGAAATGCCGAGGAGGACGAGAAATGGACAATGGGAAAAACTTTGACGGGTATCTGGCAGCAATGGCGCAGGTATCTAGCCGGGAGCGGGAAAAGCTGCTGGACAGGGCGAGAAACGACAAGGGGGTCACGGTGGCGGGGTACCTCAAACTGGAGAACTATGTCATGTCGATGGCGGGGAAGGAAAGAGAAGGATGAAAACGAAGCGGCAAGAGCAGATCAAGACGCAACTATCCAGACGGATGAAGGTCAGAATGTTTGAACTGGACATGACGATGCGCGCCTTATCGAGAAAGTGCGGGGTGCCAGCGGCAAACATCGGAGCATACGTATCGAGAAAAACAATGATGAGCGCAGAAGCGCTGGCGGCAATTGCGGATGGGCTGGAATGCTCGACGGATTGGCTCCTTGGGAGAAAGGAGGAGCGGGAATGACGGAACAGGATCGTGAACTGGTTCGGGCGCTGCGGTGTGCCGCAACAGAAATGACCGGGGATGAGCCGTGTAAAACGTGCAGGTACAACAAAAAGGAAGAATGGAACGGACACGAGTGGGAGAGCTGTGACGTTGACCGGATTTCGATGGATGCGGCAGATCGGCTGGAGGAGCTGCTAGGCAGCGAGGGAAACCAGATGAACTCATAAATCATGAATTTGCGCCCCGTCCCGGAACATTATTATAAAGGTAGGTGTAAACGCACCTCCTCCATACCGGACATATGGAAAGGATCACCGGGGCGGGGTACAAAGATATAGGAGGGCTTTGCATGAATATAAAAACGCTAAAACTGATCGATGGGCTGCTGGAAGAAAACGAAGCGGCAGCACTGAAAAAATGCATGAAGGAAGCGGGTGAATTGGCAGCGTGCAGAAAGGAACATCCGGACGATCAAGGGACAGACGAACATAAAAAACGGGCGTGCAAGGCGTTTGAGGAGCTGAAAGAGATCCAAGACGCACGGAAGGACTTTATTGAGGAGCAATGGCATGGCGGATTACATTGACCGTCAGGCCGCCAAACGGCTGATGGATGCGTTTGGGGTGGATATTACGATGGGAGGTTAAAACGATGAGGTGTGATTGCTGCCCGCTTTCTGACCCGGAGGATGTTTGCCCGGAAGCAGAGGGAGAACATGGGCTGGAGCACAAAGACGGTGTGCTTGGCTGCACCCATCCTTGGAACTGGGTGAAAAAGCGGGACGATATGCACGCAGAAGCACTCGGTGAAATGGGGTTGGACATGGGGATTGAAATGGATTTATCGCCGGAAGAATTGAACCGGGCAATCGAAATCTGCGAACACATGGTTGGACTTGACTACAAGCGCCCCCACCACCGGCACGGGAAAGCATTTTATAAGGCATACCGGAACTACTACGCCGATGTTCCGGAAGGAAACAAAATCCTTGACAAACTGCCGAAAGAGCTGTTTACAGTACACCGGAATGCGCGTGGTACAACATACTATCTTACTCAGGTTGGCTTGGGTTGGCTGGGCAGGCAACTACGTATTACAATTAGTAGGAGATGACATCATCAATGGCTGATTACATTGACCGGCAGGCCGCAATTGCGGCACTGAGGGAATTTGCGGAGGAATGCAAGGGAAGCACTGAGGCTGCAACTGCGGCGGCTATGGCAATTTCGGTGATTTCGAGGCTGCCGGGGCCATGGAAAAATGCAAAAACAAATTTCCCGCCGGAGGACGAGGATATACTAATTGCAGCGTCTGACTCGACGGTTTGGCAGGGGCGTTACCAAGATGGCAAGTATTTTGAGTATATTTTGAAAGAGGCAATGTACAATCCTCCTTGCTGGATGCCAATGCCGGATGAGCCGGGGGTGGCAACGTGACCAATATTGTCTATAACATGGACTGCATGGTTGGGCTGCGGGAATACCCGGACAAGTATTTTGACCTTGCGGTTGTTGATCCGCCGTATGGCGTAGAAAAAGCATTCAAAGCGACCAGCCGCATAAGCGCATACGGCGATGTTCACGTCGCGAACGACTTGAAACCAGGGAAAGAATATTTCGCCGAGCTTATGCGAGTGTCCAAAAATCAGATCATATGGGGTTACAACCACTTATCCGATATGCTGCCGTCAACAAAAGAATTTATTTTTTGGTACAAGCATCAACCGGTGGACACCTACGCAGATGGCGAGCTGGCGTGGACGAGTTTTGCGAAAACAGCAAAATGCTTTGATTACCCTTATTTTGGTGGGACGTGCGGAAGAGACAGTGTGCGTATACACCCGATGCAAAAGCCGTTGGCACTGTACCGGTGGATATATCAAAAGTACGCCAAACCCGGATACAAAATCCTTGATACCCATGTGGGCAGTGGCACCAGTCGAAGGGCTGCCTACGAGGCTGGACTTGATTTTATTGGGTATGAAATTGACCCAGTATATTTCCGCCGACAGGAAGACGAATATCAAGAATTTACGGCCCAACAGAGCCTTTTTGTAGGAGGTTGACATTGAATAATGGCTACTTATGCAAAAGACGCGGAAGCACGTCGAGAGTAAAGCCGCACTACATTTTACACAGCAAGAGAGACAGCAAAACAAGATCAAAATCATTTCCCGGAATCGCCCGGGCAATGGCGGAACAGTGGGGAGGGTTGATAAATGGATGATTACATCAGCAGGAAGGAACTAATTGAGCACATCAAAGCCCATTGCAAGTATTGTGATGGATGCGGCGAGGTAATGCACTGCGCAATAGACACACCGGCGGCGGATGTAAAACCGGTGCGGCATGGGCACTGGATCAAACGCGGGTATGTCTGCGGGGAGAATGAATATGAGTGCTCCGAGTGCCACGAAACTGAATGGAAAACGAGCGACAGCAGAATGAAATGGTGCATGTTCTGCGGAGCGAAGATGGATGGAGGGGAAAAGGATGAGACGCAAAACCTTTGCAAAACAGTTGATGGCTCTGGGCCTCTCCCGGAATGAGGCAAACAGGATGTGCCGGGAGGCGCTCGACAGTATGGCTAAATACCGGGGTAGCGGGCTGCCTGTTGGGCTCGCTTGGGAGCGCATTTTAGCGGAAACAATCGGTCAGCTGGAAGACTTTTTGAGCGCCAATGCGGCGACAACGTGGTGGACTAGGACTGGTGACAAGCTCTTTGCCTGGCAGATTAAGCGGAGCAAAGAGGATCCCCGGAGGAGCTGGAGCCGGAACCACCCTAACGGCTATTAAGGAGAATTGATGGAATGAAACGTAAAACATTTGTGAAGCAGCTCATGGCGCTGGGGTTTTCGAGGAATGCGGGAAACGGGGCGTGCAGGTACGCACGGTGGCTGACGCAGAGAATAAGAGAAACGCTCCAGGGGTGCGACTTCAGCGCCAGTTGGGAAGAAACGCTGGCATATGTTGTAAGGATAATCGAAACCGGGAAGATGCCGTGCACAAAAGGGGATATAAAAATGTATATGGACAAGACGGCTAGGTGGAAGGCCAAAAGGAGCAAGAAGATGCCGCGGGAGAGAATGGGGGCAGAGACACGATGGACGCAGTGAAATATTTGAGAGAAAACGCCAGAATGTGCGCGGAATACGCTCTATGCAAGGGTTGCCCAATAGGCCACGGAGCGTGCAGAACAATGGAGGCGAAAGAGCCAGAGAAAATTGTGGCCATTGTAGAGGAATGGGCGAAGGAGCATCCGGCGGTGACGCGGCAGAGTGTGTTTCTGGAGCGGTATCCGAATGCAAGAATTGATGAAGATGGCGTTTTAGAAATTTGCCCAGATTATATTGAGGGCAGTTGCAGAAAGTATGAAGGCGTTGGCTGCAATGGTTGCAGGAGAAAATACTGGAGTGAGGAGATACACGATGAATAACTTAAAACCGTGTCCATTCTGCGGGGGGCTGGCGCACATCAAGAGAGATATACACACAATAGCCATGTGGGATGGATATGAAATAGTAAATTGCTGCGTGGAGTGTTGGGACTGCGGGGGCAGAGGGAGCACAGTCCAGTACAAAAGACAGATCGTGGAATGCTGGCCGACGAAAAAACTGGAGACAGAAGCAGAAGAAAAAGCGGCGGAGAGGTGGAACCGGAGGGCGGAAGCCAAGGAGAAGGCAAAGCCAGCGTGGATGCCGATAACAGGGGAAGACGGGGAAACAGTTGGAACGTTTGCATTCTGCCCGCACTGTGGAATGGTACTCAGTCAGTTTGTAATAGACGGGAAAACGATCGGAGAAAAGTCATGCCGAAACTGCGGGACAGAAATAACCTGGGAGGGGTATCCACAGAAATTCGAGCCGGAGACGAGAAAGCGAGAGAATACAGATGATATATAATGTATACAGGCTAAAAACGGAATACGGAGAGCCGGGGGAGTTACTGCTCAGGACAGAAGACCGGGTGGAGTGCATGAGAAAGGTTGCCGAGCTGATTAAAGAGGGAGAAAGCGCGGCGACGATCCGGGTCATTACCGATTATGAGCCGGTGGAGAAGAAGGGCCGGGAGGTATGGAGGTATTACTACTGAGATGCAAATCGACGATATATCAAAATTGCCGGAACGGTATCAGAAGCAGATTATGGCAAAAATGGCAGAGCGGGAGCGGGGGAAACCGGCTCCCGCCCAGCGGACAAAACCGGGAAAATATCGGAACGTCAAAACGGAAGAAAACGGAATCAAATTTGACAGCAAAAAAGAAGCGAAACGATATCTGGAACTGATGGCAAGGCGGGAAGCGGGCGAAATTGATGATTTGCGGCTACAGGTTAACTTCACGCTCCAGGAGGCATTCACAAAGCCAAACGGGGAGCGGGTGCAGGCTATCGTATACAAGGCAGATTTCACCTACCGAAAACGGGACGAAAACGGCGACTATACATTATATATAGTAGAAGACGTGAAATCGAAGCCTACGAAGACCAGGGCCTATGAGATCAAAAAGAAGCTGATGCGGGAGAAATTCCGGATCGAGGTACAGGAAGTGTAAGAAAATGGAACACAAAAAAGAAGCAGGGGGAAACCCCTGAATCAGGCTTGTAAGGTGTATTAAGTCAAGGACAAGGGGGAGCAGAAATGATAGGGAAAACAATCTACCGGCTGAAATATTACCGGTGCGGCGAGTACCTGGATGCATACTGCTATCCTGTTGTCCCATGTGCAAAACCGACACAGGGGAAGCGGACGAGAAAAAGGGTAAGCCGGGAGGTACAAACGAAGTTGAACCAGAGGCACGCACGGGAGCGGCTTACCAGAATCGTCAACACGAACTTTAGCTGGGAAGACCTGAGCATGACCCTTACATACCGGGGCAATCCGGCGACCAAGGAAGACGCGGTAAAGGAGCTGCAAAAATATATCCGGAAGCTGCGGGCGCAGTACAAGAAAGCCGGGATTGAACTGAAGTACGTCTGGCAGATGGAGAAAAGCAAAAAAGGGAGATATCACGTCCATATGATCCTTTCCGGCGGGATTGATCGGGACAAGCTGGAAAAGCTCTGGGGAAATGGATATGCCAACTCAAAGCGGCTACAATTTGACCAAAACGGGGTGGCTGCACTGGTGGGGTATATCACAAAATCTCACCACAACAAGGACGAGGAGCGGATCACATACAAAGCGTGGAACGGGAGCCGGAATCTGATTGATCCGGAGCCGGAGATCAGCGACACGAAGGTCAGGAGCCGGAAGAAGGCGATGGAACTGGCGGACGGAGAATTCAATGCGTGGAACGAAATCTTCCCGGGCTATGAAATTGCGGACATCAACCAGTTTCATTCCGACGAGTACGGGAGCGTTTACCTGTTCGCACGGCTCTACCGGCGAAACGAAAAGTTAAGAAATAAAATGCCGGGGCAGGAAGCGAGTTGGAAGCTCTCCGATCCAACAGAAGGCCGTTCAAATCGGCCTCCCGGCTAAATACACCAGGGCCGAGCGGCGGACACAAGCACCACGACGGAAGAATGCCGGGGTGCAACTCACAAACGCAATACACGTCCGGGTGGTGCAACTCCATCCTCTGGTTCCAGGGACGAGAGCAACGGGACAATCAGACCGCAAGGCCACGGCGGAATACAAAAAGGGGCCGCAGAAAGGAGACGAATATGGGCAAAAAAATCGTAACAATGGACGCGGCGAAAAGCCAAGGGGGCAGTGCGCCCATCAGCAAAAAAAGCAAAATTGATGGGATTCAAGCGGATTTCTCCCGGGACATCCAGGGCGTGGCAACCAGCTTCGGGGCAATGCTGGGTATGGCGAAATGGTACAGCGAGTTTTTTCCAAAAGCCATGGAGCAATTGAAAGCGGAGGAGTGCAAATATTGCAACCACCTGCACTGCAAAAAATGCAAGGAGGGCGAAGGAATCAAACTGCCCGGCTGGGCATGGGACATGGGGAACAGCCATGAAGTATGACTGGTGGGCGCAGACACGGATTGCGATCCGGGCATATGAGCGCAGACGCAAGGAGTACGACAAGCTGCCGCCAAGACAAAAGGCAGAGGTAGATGCAGTTGCGGCGGCGCTGGAGGCCGTGCGGCAGACAGAAGGCATGGAGCCTGTGCTCAATATGCTGGAGATGTACCACCTCAGGCAGACGCACACGTTGGACGGTGCCGCATTCGCGGTTGGGTACGGGCATGAGAGAGCGGCACATTACAACCGGCGTTTTATGCGGTTGGTGGCAACCAAGCTGGGGTATTTATACCCCCCCTCCAAAAACTGAAAATTGTTTGCGGAGGTTCCCGGGAAAAAGCATTCCCGGAAACGGGGAAGCTCCGGCAAAAATACAGAGAATTGCCAGAGAAAGCAAACAGGAAAAGTCAGACAGAAAGGAGAACGACATGAGCAGCAGAGTAGAGGAAAGCTACACCGTGGTGGTGACGGTGGAGAACGCGAGAACCGGGGCGGCACAATGTACAAGATACCGGCGCGGCGAAAACGGCGTAATCAAAGTAACGGAAGCAAAAACGCAGGGAGGTTGCGCAGCGGCTATGGAAATCCTGCGGGAAATTGTAGAGACGCAGGAGAATCGAACGCCGATAAAGGCAAGGAGCCTCGGAGCAGGGGAAAAATTTGGCGTATGGTATGAGGTGGCGAAAAAAATTGCAGAGGAAACGCTGTGCCGGGACGGAGACGGAAACTACCACCTGATTAAGAGCGAACGGGCAGGCGCGGACGAAGTGGGCCGTGCGATTGAGCAGAAGAGAAGCCGGGAACTCATGGCGGAAGATGATGCACGATACTGGGCGCTGGAGAATCTGCGCATGGAAGAATACAAGAAAGCATTTGGGGAAGAATAGAGAAAAAGCCGTTATGCATTGCATAGCGGCTTTTCTGCGTAAATGGAACTTTTTTTGCCCCGGCGGAGCGAACGGTTGCGCGGCGCGGCGGCGGGGAGAGAATTTTTTTGTTTTTTTGATCCGGACGAAACCGGAGATATCGCGGGCGAGAGCCGGGAACCAAGAAAATTTGCGGAACCGGGCAAAAACCGGAGCAGAAATGGGGGAGGTCGACATAACGCCGAAAGAAACCGGAAAGGGGAGGAAATGGGCGCAGGTCGCCAAAACCAAAGACCGGGCCAAAGCCGGAAGAATAAATAGACACGGGATCACCTCCAAAAGGGTATAGTTACCCCATACCAGGCCCGCCGGTGCCGGTACCAGGCAAAAAGGGCGCAGTTACCCCAAACCCGCGCCGGGCTTAATCGTCGCGGGGCTGGGTGGCCTGTTCTGCCGCCATGCGGGCGGCGACGGCATCCAGAATGTAACGCTGGACGCTCTGACCGGCTGCGGCTGCGGCGGCGCGGATGGCTGCGCCGTCCTCCTTAGAGGGGCGTACCATGATGTTATCCTGACGCTTGTTGTAGGCAATGACGGCGCGGCGCTGTGCTTCGGTGGCCATAAGATCACCTCCGGATATAGTTATACAGTCTTAAGATAGCACGAGAGGGCGGGAAAATCAATAAAAAATCAGTTAATTTAGTAAAAATGAACAATAAAATATAAATTAATTTATACAGAATGCGAATATACAAAAGATAAATTAACTGATACAATAAGGGCACAACAGCAAACAACACAACAGACGGACAGCCGCCGAGGGCGGCGGAAAGGAGAACAAAATGGAATATTACATCAACTATCACACCGGTGCCGGAAATGAATGGTTTGACGGCGACCTGGAAGACGCGATGCAAGCAGCAGAGGGCGGTGTGTGCTACACACAGCAAGACGTAACAATCGAGACATACGACGGCAACGAGTTTGAGCGCGTCGCAAAACTGCCTTGGTGTGGATGCGCGCCAGAAGATGAGGAGGATGTGTTGATCGACTACGGATCGTTTGGATATTACGGTCAGTGGATCGAATATTGATCCTCGGCGTGATGACGATGGAGGCTTTGACCGAGCGCCGGACAACTCCGGAGCTCCAGTAAGGGCACAACAGCAAACAACACAACAGACGGACAGCCGCCGAGGGGCGGCGGAAAGGAGAACAAAAAATGAAACTGTACTACATGAGCACAAACGGGTGGAACGCAATCCTGGCAATAGACGGAGAGCGGGCGTGCTATTACGTTGACAGCTACGAGGACGAGAATATAGTGGGCGACGACGGCAAGGTTATTGCGTACTACCCGGCAAGAGACCCAGAGCAGAGAGGATGGAGCGCGGCGGAAGAAGAAGCGGCGGCGAAGAAGTACCTGAGAGCACTTGCGGAGTGCTGCATATTTGAGGATCTTGCAGCCGGAAACATGATGTCAGGGACGTGGGACGGGACAAAAGAAGAGCTGGACGCGGAAGAGTGGCCGGGATGGGAAGATGATGTAGTGGCAGAGTACGACACAAAGGAGGCATAACAATGAGACTAAGAGCAATTGCGGCAATCCTGGCCATGATGCAGGCCGGTGCCATCGGCGGCAGGACAACAACACATCAGTACGCGCTGACCGTCTACGTGGCGGAGATCGACCAGGCCGAGGACATCGTGACCTATGAGACGCACAGCGGGCACAGTTTTGAGTGGCAGGGCGTGGAGGACCAGGAGGCCGGAGAGGTGTACAGCCTGATGATGGACGACAACGGCACGCCTGAGACCATCGAGGACGACAGAATTATTTCTGCGCGGTATAGCGGTTGGAGCATTGAGGACATGCATTGATTCTGACCGAGCGCCGGACGGGTTCCGGCGCTCCAGTGAGAACCAAAACAAAAATAAATTTAGGAGGACGACAAAATGAAATATGCAACAATGCGGAAGATGAACCCCGGCGCGCTGGTACTAGAAAGAAGGGGCTGCAACTTTGCAAGTGATGATCCTATCGGGAAATATTCCGATGTTGGCAACTGGAGAGTATACACGGAGTTTACAACGGCGGACGGTGTAGAGGTTTGCGGGGACTTTGGGAGAGGATATACATACGATACAAAAGGGCAAAAGCCAAAAACTACAAATGATCACGCATTACATGCGGATTTGTGCCGGTATGACAACAATGGGAACTGCTGGGCGTATAGATTGGGTGTGGATGGGAAAAACTACACAATAGCAGATATTTTGGACTCGGTGAACGCAGTAAGCGCCGAAAAATATAATAGCGTGATTTGGGCGGAGACAATAGAAAGCACGACAAAGCCCAATGAAAATTTTACACCAGCGGGAAAGCTTGTTGAATGGGCAAAAAAATATAAGATTGGTTATGAATACCAGTATGGCGAAATTGTGTTACTGTGCGCGTTTGGGCGGTACAAATATCATCACTACGAGATCGGGAGAACGCTGTGCGACGGAACGCAGGAGCTTAGATTGGTTATGGTTGATGCTTAAAATAGCATACATAGATGCAAAAAGCAAAAATTTGTGGTAAGATGGACGAGAGACCACAAAAAAGACTGGAGGACAACAAATCTACTAAGCCAACGGCATCAGATGATTGGAGGAAACTTATGAGCAAAATAGCAGATATCATGATCAAGTGCAAATGCGCAAAATGCGGAAGGAAAGCATACGTCAAGTACCGCGTGACAGATATAGACAAGGCCGCTAACTGGGTGCGCGATACCCTTACAACTGGGGGCATCCAGTGCGACAAGTGTATCAACAAGGCCAGAGAGCAACGCAATCCTAAGCCACAGCACAAACTCGTTACAGTAGTGGGGACAGATGGCACGACATACAGGCTACCTGCATCGGACATTATCGACCACAACCGCGAGATTATTGACGATAATGTTGCATTCGGCATCCTGCATGAGTACGATTATACGGAGGAGGACGTTGACGCATACCAGCGAGACGCGATTAAAGAGCTGAGAGAGTTTAAGCGGGCCATAAACGCGGCCGATGAGCCGGTTGTTACCATCGACGGGGTGACGGACCTATATGTTATGACGGGCAAAAACGACGCGCTGGGGGAAAAATAAATATTGGGGAGCGCCCACAATTTTGTGGGCGCTTATTTTTTTGTTCAATAGCGGCAATGCGTAATGCGTTGCCGCTATTTTTTTGCGCGCGAAACTCCGTACAAAAAGCGCCACTAGTGGCGGCAGAATAAAGGCATAAGGAGGGCGCAGGCGTGGAGGATATAAGGGCACAAAGAGTGCGGGAGCTGCTGGAGACCGGCGGGGCACCGGCGTTTTATCGCACGTATATGTGGCAACGGGCGGCGGCGGCGGCGCGGGAATTGCAGCACAACGAGTGCCAGCGATGCAAGCGGCGGGGCCTATACTCCCCGGCAGAGCAGGTGCATCACAAAACCCCCCTTTTGCGGGCGCCACATTTGGCGCTTGCGCAAAGCAACTTAGAGTGTTTGTGCAAGCGGTGCCACGAGGAGACGCACGCACAGACGGAGCAAGGCGCGGGAGACTTCGGCGCGCCGCCGGAACGGTGGTAGCCCAGGGCGCAAAGCGCAAAGCCGTTGGAGCGTGCCAAAAGAGGGAGCAAGCAAGCGGAGAGGATGGGCAAGAGATCGAGCCAGAGAGCAGCAAGGCGACGGCCAGCAAAGCGGCACGGCAAAAAATACAACCAAAAGAGACGGGGCCGGGGGCGGGCAGATCACAAGAGCGTGGCGGAATTCGGCGGGCCTGCGGCAGGGGGACGGGTAGACATAACGTACCCCCCGCTTCCAAAAACAGGATTTTCTCTGCCGCCCCTAGACCGTGCCCCCTCTCGACAAAAGATGGTGTGCATCGGGTGTGCGCTAAAAAAAATCGTGCGGGACATGGAAATAAATGGTAAAAAAGAGGTGATAAAGAAATGGCTACAGGAAAGCCGACACGGGCAGCAGTAAAAAAAGCACTGTTGGAGCGGATGAAGCAAATGAACGTCTGCGACGCGGCGAACAAAGACCTGCTGGAGCAGTATTTGGATGCGCGGGACAGGCTCATGAAGCTGGAAAATGACTATACAGACCAATGGGACGAGTACGACGAAAACGGAACAAACGGAATCGCGTCGGAAATTGAGAACATGGGGAAGCTCCTGAACGCCATGGGGCTGAATGAGACCACAAAGCGAAGGGAAAAAATCGAAGCGGAAATCCGGGAACAGTTGCAGGCCAAAGGCTTGGGCGGGCCGGTGTTTGAAGATCGGATTTCTCAGTTTCTGGCACTGTGGGACGCATTCCAGGAGGCAAATAAAAGTCTCCGGGAGCGGGGCCGAAGCTATTTCACCACCTCCAGTTCCGGCAAACAGTACGAAAAGGACAACACAGCAAGTCGAGATATTGTAACATTCGCAAAAGCCATGCAGGACGCGCTTGATTCTATGGAGATCACCGTGAAGGGGTACACAAATCCGGACGATGATGAGCTTTGAGAATTGATTGCCAAGAAATCACAACTTATCTCGACATGATTGAGCACGACGACGAATACCCCGTGTGCAAAGAGCAAAAAATGCTCGGAAATTTCGTAAAAAATGTTTTTGAAACAGAAAATTTAAGCATAAACCATGAGCAACTAAGCAAATATTTAGGGTATCAAAAGTATTTTCCATACAAACTTTTCGAGTGGGAAATCTTTATGTTTGCGCTCCACAACTGCGTATACCGGGAGGACGGATTGCTCAGATTTCCGGAGGCATTTTTGTATATGGGACGCGGAGGGGGCAAAAACGGATACCTGTCTTTCGAGGATTTTTGCCTGCTGACGCCGGTGAATGGCGTGAAGGACTACCACATCGACATTTTCGCAAACTCTGAAGATCAGGCGAAAACGTCATTTACGGATGTTTACAACGTCATGGAGCGGAACGAGCGAAAGCTACAAAAATTTTTTAAGTGGAATCTGGAGGTTATCACGTCAAAACAGACCGGGTCACAGCTGCGGTTCCGGACGTCGAACGCGAAAACCAAGGACGGCGGAAGGCCGGGAAAGGTTGATTTTGACGAATTCCACGCTTACGAAAATTACGACGTAGTGCGGGTCGCGAAGACCGGCTTGGGCAAAAAGGAATTTCCACGGAGCACGATTATTACAACGGACGGCGACGTGCGGGACGGCCCTTTGGATCATATGCTGGCACGAAGCAAGCAAATCTTGCAGGGAGCGATTCCGGATAACGGGCTGCTGCCGTTTATCTGCAAGCTGGACAAAAAAGAGGAAGTCGGGGAGGAGCGGAACTGGTACAAGGCCAACCCGAGCCTACGGTACTTCCCAAACCTGATGGACGAGCTGCGGCGGGAGTATGCGGACTACAAAATGGACAACATCGGCAATGCTGCATTCATGACCAAACGGATGAACATCCCGCAGGGCAGCATGGAAACCGAGGTAACGGCATGGGAAAACATTGTGGCTTGCAGCAGACCGGCAAAACGGGTGCCGGACGTATGGGTAGCAGGAATGGATTTTGCCCGTACAACAGACTTTGTAGCAGGGGTGCTGTTTGGACTGGCTGGGGATGAATGGGTCTGGCAGCAACACACATGGGTTTGCAGTCAATGTAAAGACCTGAGCCGGATCAAGTTCCCGATTCAGGACGCCGTGGAGCGGGGTCTTATTACCTGGGTAGAGGACGTAGAGATACCGCCGGAGTTACCGGCAAAATGGCTGTCTGAACAGATGGCGACGAAGCGGGTGATCGGCGTGGCAATCGACGACTACCGATTCGGGATCATGAAAAAGGCGCTGGAGGGCGTCGGATTCGTGGCAGGAAAGGACGGCAACATTCTACAGGTAAAGGGGCGGAACATTATGCAGATTGCCCCAAGACTGATTGCAAAGCTAAACCGGCAGCAGGTGGCGTTTGGAGATGATGCACTGATGCGTTGGTATATCAACAACACCAAGCAGCTGCTGGACACCAGAGGCAATATTACCTTCGGAAAGATCGAGCCAAAGACGCGAAAAACGGACGGGTTTATGGCGGCGGTGGCTGCGGTGACGATGGTGGATCGGCTGGAGTTGGAGCAAGCAAACAACGCCATGGGGGTTGGCGTATTTACATTCTAAGTCAAGGAGGTCGGCATGGGAGCATTCCAAAACTTTGTGGACTGGCTGTCGGGCAAAAAAACCGGAGATTACAAAATCGAGGCGGAGCCTGTGGCAGGGACTGCGGAAACGGCAGAAAAAATACTGGATATCAAAATGCTTATGATGGCAAGCGCTGCGGGGTATCTGGCGGCGGGGCTGTCTATGTGCCGGTGGCGCACAATCAAGGACGGCAAAGAGGAGAAGGGCGCGGAGTTTTTCCGGCTGAACAACCGACCAAACGGGAACCAGAGCAAGGCGGAGTTTTGTGCGAGACTGGTATTTTGGCTAGCGATGCAAAACGAGGCGCTGGTGTTTTCGCCGAACGGGAAGGACTTATATGTGGCAGACAGTTGGAACGTGGAGCGCCGGGGGACACAGACAGATATCTACCGGGATGTGAGCGTAGACGATGACACTCGGACATATACATTCAGCGCCGCAGAAGTCATGCATATCAAGATGGACTGGACGGGGCTTGCCCCACTGCTCAGCAGCATCGGCGACGAGTATGAGACCATGATTGGGACGGCATACGGAGGATACAGGCGGCAAAGCGGGACAAAGGGCGTGTTAAACATCGTGGGGCTGGAATCCGGCACGGAAGCCCAGCGAACGGCGCTAATGAACCGACTGAAAGCCCAGCTCAAAACGTTTTTCAACAGCCCAAACGGGGCACTGACTCTGAATACGGGCTATACCTACACACCAATTGCGACATCGGCCAGGAACACCAGCGAGATGAACGATATCGCAAACATGACGGACGAGTTTGCCGAACGGCTGGGGCTGGCGCTTCGGGTGCCGGTGGCCTTGATGAAGGGCAGCGTAGAGAACACAGAAAATGCAAGAACCGATCTTGTGATGTTTGGCATCCGGCCTATTGCCCAGGCGTTTGAACAGGAATACAACGCAAAGCGACTGGGAGAGAAGGAATACACACGGGGGTCAAGGCTGTTTATTGACCCGCTGCCAATCCAGCTGGGGGACACCAGTGCACTTCCGCAGTTTTGCGAACGCATGACCAGTTGCGGGCAGTACAGCGTGGACGAGCTTAGAGACCTGCGTGGGGAGCCGCTGCTGGGCACGCCGGAGGCGCAGAAGCACTATATTACCAAAAACTATGGTCTGCTGGAAAACCCGGATGAAGCGGCAGGGCAAGCCGCAGACGGAACACAGGGCTCTAAGGACAGCGAGACACCGGAAGGGGGTGAGACAACATGATCGTGCCATATCAGTTTGCGGCACCGGCGCAGGAAAACGAACCGGCTCACCTGTATATCCTGGGCGACATCGTAGAAGGCGCGTGGACTTGGCCCGGGGAAGGAAGCCCGGTGACACTGCTGGACAAACTGGGAGAATGCGGCGCAAAGGAGCTGATTTGCCACATTGATTCCTACGGCGGAAGCACGTCGGCGGGAATCGCCATGTACAACATGCTTAAAAATTGCGGGGCAAGCGTTACCACAATTGCGGAGGGATTCTGCTGCTCGGCGGCAAGCCTGGTGTTTATGGCGGGGGACAAACGGCTCATGCGGGGCGCAAGCCTGCTCATGATCCACAACGCCTGGGCAAATGCAGCGGGGAACGCGGCAGAGCTGCGAAAGACAGCGGATGATTTGGACAAAATCAGCAAAACCGCCGCGAACATCTACCGGGAACACACAAGCCTGGAAGACGGAAAGCTGGAGGAGCTGCTGGATGCGGAGAGCTGGATCGACCCGGAGGAGGCCGTACAGTGGGGGTTTGCCACGGCAGTAGAGCAGGAGAAACCGCAGGAGGACGCGGCGTATTCCTCGGCGTTCCAGTGCATCAGAGATGCGCTGAGAAGAGAACCGGAACCGCCAAAGACGGCATTCCAAAAAATGTTTCGAAATTTTTTGTAAAGGAGCGAAAGCGAATATGGGAATCAAAATGACCAAAAGCCTGGAAGACAGCAAGAAGGAGTTTCGCGCTGCGTATTCCTCCGCCATGCAGGAGGGAAGCGAACAGAAGATGATTGCCTGCCTGGAGAGCTACAGCGAGAACGTGTGCGCGGCAATGCTGCAGGAGGCACAGAGCCTGTCCGTGGCGCAGAGAAACGATGCAACCGTTTTGGCGGCAAGAGGTGTGCGGCAGCTGACCAACGAGGAAACCGCGTACTACAAGGCCCTGGCAGCGGCAATGAGAACGGACGTGTCCGGCGTGAAGAACGCACTGACTGACATTTCCGTCACCATGCCGGAGACCATTATCGACCAGGTGATGCAGGACGTAAAATCCAACTTTGAGCTGCTGGATGCCATTGATTTTGTAAACTCCAGCTACATGACCAGCTGGATTTACAACAAGCAGGGGGTACAGACCGCAAAATGGGGCGCTATTGGCAGTGCCGTTACCGAGGAGCTGTCCGGCGCGTTTGGCAAGATCAGCGTGACCACCTGCAAGCTGACCGCATTTATGGCGGTGAGCCAGGACTATCTTGACCTGGGCGCGGCATGGCTTGACCGATACGTGCGGGCAATCCTCACGGAGGCGGCTGGCACCACCATGGAGGCGGCAATCGTGGACGGCGCTGGCAACGCAGACAACGACAACTGCCCGGTTGGCATGACCAGAGACCTGGATAAGGGCAACACAGACGGCTCCGCCGGGCTGACCACCTACCCGCAGAAGACCGCAACCAAGGTGACCAGCCTTGACCCGGCAACCTACGGCGCGATCCTGGCGAAACTGTCGAAGACGCCCACCGGAAGAAACAGAAAGGTAAATGGCGTGATCCTGGTGTGCAATCCGGAGGACTATTTTACCAAGATTATGCCTGCCACCACCTACATGACCCCCTCCGGCGGCTACGTGTCTAACGTTCTCCCGTTCCCCACAAGGGTTATTCAGAGCGAGGGATGCCCCAAGGGAAAGGCTGTGGTTGGCCTTGGAAGACAGTACATCGGAATGCTGGGAGCGGGCAGTAAAAAGGGCGTTGTAACCTATGATGACTCCGTACAGTTCTTGGAGGACAACCGGGTATACAAGATTCGGCTGCTTGGAAATGGACGGCCCAAGGACAACACCAGCTTTGAGGTGCTGGACATTTCCGCGCTGAAGGCGCTGGCCTATAAGATCGTGCAGGAAAGCACCGGAGAAGCGGTGGGAGGCTAAACCATGGCACTGATGGAAGATGCGTTGGCGTATCTCCAAATCACCTGGCAAGACAAAACCCTCCAGCGTAAGCTGGAGGGCGGGATCGAACGGGGGAAAGTGCTGCTGGAGGAATATGCCGGGACAACGCTCAACTTTGACGTCCCGGGGACGCCGCAAGCGCTGCTGTTTGACTATCTCAGGTACGTGCGGAGCGACGCGACGGAGATGTTTGAGATCAACTATCAGCGAGACTTGATGCGCCTGAGGAACCTGTACGGTGTGAACGGAGAGGAGCTGGCAGAATAAATGAGGAAAATCGAGACTCCTCTAGGACCGCAGACGTTTACGGATGGGCTTGCCATTTTCCACCGGGTAAAAAATGAAGCCGGAAAGGGCGATAGGCCAAAATACGCCATGGAAGAATTCCTCCGGCTGCCGTTTACCGAAAAAAAGGTGGGCGACATACGGTATTATGCGGCCATGCAGGCGGACAGCAGGATTTCGAAGGTGGTCAGGATTCCGCGCGTGGCAGGGATCCAGCCATCCGGAGACATTGTGACGATTTCAGGGGATGATCGACAGTACAAAGTACAAAAAGTCGCACGGAACACCATGACAACCCCGGAGAGCCTGGACGTGACGCTGGAGATCAGCAAGACGCAGTACAGAACGGAGGTGGCAGACGGTGACAGTACAGGAGTTTAAGGACAAACTGGTGGAGGCGGTCAGCGTGCCGGTCTACCACCTGATGGCGGCCCCGGCCGACGAATGCCCCGTACTGTGCTGGCAAGAGCTGGAGACAAACAGCAGCTACGGGGACGATACGCCGGTGGCAACCGCAACGCTGTGTCAGCTGGACTATTACACCACGAAAGAATACGACGACATTCCGGGCACCATACAACTGGCGCTTAATGACATGGACGTGAATTATCAGTTTAACGGCATGACGTATGACAATGACCGGGAGGAATGGCGGTATATCTGGACGGTGACGTTTTTGGGCGGTGTATAACGGTGGGAAAGATCATATTTACAAGCAATTCCAAAAAGCTGTTCGAGCTGGCGCTGGACGCCGGGGAAGAAAACGTAGAAGCGGCGGTAGAAGCCGGGGCGAAGCTGCTGAAGACCTACACGTACAACAAGGGCAGGGCCATGGGCGTAAAACGAACCGGAGATACGCTCGGGGCTCTAACCGTGAAAGCACCGAAAAAAGGTGCGGATGGCTGGGAATGCTACGTGACCTACACCGGGCGAAACCGGAAGGGAAACCGAAATGCGGAAGTTGCCTTTATCAACGAATATGGTAAACGGCACCAACCGGCAAGAGCGTTTAACCGACTGGCGGTAGAAACCGGAGAACAAGCAATTGTGCAGCGCATGGAAGACGTGCTGCTGAAGGAACAATAGAAAGGAATGATTTGATGGCAACCAATAAATTTGGCGTGGGCGTAAGACGGATGATGATTTTCCCGCTGAAGGCGGAGACGGATACGGCAATCCCCACCTATGATGCGATGTTGGAAATCGGAGACACCAACGCAGTAAAGGCAAGTCCCACCACTGCAAACGCAACCGCAGACGGAGATGACAAACAGGTGGCGAACATCTCCCAGGTGACCGGATGGACAGTGGAATGGACTGGCTGGGGCGTACCTGCGGAGACTGCTGGCAAGCTGTACGGCCACGCACTGACCGGCACCGAAACCAAGCAGGTGGATGAAAAAATGGAGGACATTGCGCCCTACGTCGGCATTGGCTACCTGCGGACTATGGCGGACAAGACCAACAAAAAGACCTTTATGGCCTACTACTACTACAAGGCCCAGGCGGTGCAGGGAGAAGAGGAGAGCACCTCCGGCGGCTCCAGCTTGAACCTTGCGTCCACCACCGTAACATTCAATGCAATCGAGCCGAGTTTTGGCCCCACCAGAAGCTATCAGGAGTTCCCCACCGAAGACGCGGCAGTGGAGTGGCTCAAAACCAAGGCCGGTCAGGCGTCGTAAGCCATGGGCGGCGTACTGAATATGCCGAGGGTGACACTCGGCGGATGGGAATTCCGGCTCCTGTGGAACGGACGGGCCATGATTGAGTGGACGCAACGGGAAGACGGAGACCAGGATATCGGCATGGAAAACCCGGAGCGGGTGGCGGATATGCTACACCTGATGGCAAGGGAGGCGTCTGCCGCGTGCAGCGTTTATGGCTACGACGCAGACCCGGTGCCGGACATGGACGAAATGAAAAAATACCTCAGGTACGCTGCAAGTCCATGGGAGCTACAAAGCGCGATTGCGGGAATCAATGCGGCCATTATGTACGGCACCCACAGGGACTACAAGCCGGAGGAAAGCGACATGGTGGACATTGACACGATCGAGTTAAAAAAAAACTAAGTGAAATGGGTGCCGCGCCGGACGACGACACGCTATCGGCGGCAAGCTACATAGCAGTGGGCGTCCGGTGCGGCCTTAGCATCCAGGAGACATTGCAGTACCCGGTCGGGATCATCACAGACCTTTGGGAGATTTACAAGCAATCACATGGATTGGCAGAAAATAGCGAACAATAGGAGGTGGCAGAATGGCAAACGGACGCAGCATTGCAACGAAAGTCAGCATTGAGGGCGAAAAGGCGTATAAAAGCGCAATCAGCAGCATCAACACGGCACTAAAGACCCTCAAAACGGAAATGACAGCGGTGACGGCAACGTTTCAGGGCAACGCCAACTCCCAAGAGGCACTAAGTGCAAAATTAAACACGCTGGTAAACACGCTGGCGAAGCAGCGTGAAAAAATAGAGACTCTGAATAAAGCAATTAAAGCGGGGAAAGAGGCTCAACAGCAGTGGCAGAACCAGATTGCGAAAACGCAGACGGCACTCGATAAGAACGCTGCGGAAATAGAAAAACTGGACAAAGCCACAAGCGGAGGCGCGACTCAGTGGCTTACCTATAAAAAGCAACTGGACGCAACGGAACAGGAACTAGAGGAACTAAAAAACACAGAGGGCGACACTACGGAAGCCCAGGAAGAACTGAAAACCAAGATTGCTGAGCTGAAAACGAAAATGAAGGAGCTGGACGACAGCACCGGAGGCGTTTCAGAGAAAATGGGGACGCTGCTGGAGGAACAGGAAAAGCAGACGCGCACCATGACCACGCAGCAAGAAGGGCTACAGAAAGTAACAGACAAAACGGAACGTTGGCAGGCACAACTAAACACAGCAAAAGCGGAAGAAGCGAACCTGTCACGTGAAATAGAGAAAACAAACGGTTACCTGGACGAAACCAGGGGAAAAACTGACCAATGCGCAACCTCCATTGACAAGATGGGCAAGGAGGTCAAAGAAGCGGCAGCGGACATGGAGGACGGTGCAGACAGCACATCCCGTGTCAGCGAATCCTTTGATACGCTGTCCTCTATTCTGGTCACATCCGGCGTTGCAGAAGGTATCCGCAAGGTGGCGGCGGCGCTGAAAGAGTGCGTGGACGTGTCGGCGGACTTTCACTACACCATGGCGACGGTACAAGCGGTATCCGGCGCGACCACGGACGAAATGGGCAAGCTGGAGGCCCAGGCAAAGGACTATGCCGCTACCACGGTGTTTATGGCACAGGACGTGGCGAACGCCTATCAGGTCATGGGACAGGCGGGCTGGACGGTAGACGAGATGCTGGACTCCATGGCGGGAACCATGAGCCTTGCATCGGCGTCCGGCGAAGACTTGGGGGACACGACCAACATGGTTGTGGACGCTATGACCGCATTCGGCTATGGCGCGGATCAGGCGGGACACTTTGCGGACGTACTGGCAAGAGCTTCGGCGGACACAAACACTTCTGTGGCCCTGCTGGGCAACAGCTTCCAGGCCTGCGCCACAACGGCGGGCGGGATGGGTTACAGCATTGACGACGTAGCGGTAGCTTTGGGTGTCATGGCAAACAACGGTCTAAAGGCGGAGATGTCCGGCACGGCGCTGACCACGGCACTGACCAGAATGTCCGGCGCAAATGAGACGGCAAACGGAGCCATGGAAGACCTGGGGCTGACCATGTTTAACACAAGCGGACAGGCAAAGCCACTTGGTCAGTTCCTCGGGGAGCTTCGGGACAGCTTCGCGGGAATGACCGAGGAGCAGAAGATCAACAACGCCTATATGCTGGCAGGGCAGCGTGGAATGAAGGGACTGCTGGCCATCGTTAATGCCAGTGACGAGGACTGGAACAACCTGACAGAGTCCATTGCAAACTGTTCCGGTGCGGCGGAGGATATGTCCAATATCAAACTGGATACCTACACAGGGCAGGTAAAGCTGACGCAGAGCGCGTTGGAAGGGCTGGAAATCGCGGTAGGAGACAAGCTGACACCGGCGCTGGGGGAGCTGGCAGAGGGATTTACAAAGGCGCTCAACGGACTGACGGGATTTGTCAACAACAACGAGGCGGCAGTACCGGTGATTACGGGTGTAGTTGCCGCGCTTGCAACGTTTACAACCGGAATCACGGTTGCGACAACGGCGGTAAAGGTATTTCAGCTGGTAAGCAGCACATTTGGCGCGGCACTTGGGCCGGTTGGGATTGTGCTTGGCGTAGTAAGCGCTGCGGCTGGACTGCTTACGGCATCAATGATCGAAACCGCCAACGAAACAGAAGCCACGGCAGGAGCATTGGACAACGCAAGGGAATCCGCAGAGAAGTGGAGCGACACGCAAAAAAGCCTAGAAGACACGAAGAAAGAAACGACGGCACTCATGGAAAGTCTGCTTTCTCTGGTTGGGCAACAGGAAAAATCTGCTTCAACCAATGCGCAGATTAAATCTACTGTAGATGAACTGAACAGTTCGGTTGAAGGGCTTAATTTAAGTTATGATGAGCAGACCGAAACGCTCAATATGACAGAGAGCGCACTCCGTGATTACATTCACACGATGAGGTTGCAAAAAGAAGCTGAAAGCATCGTCGAGAGAATGATCGAACTGGACAAGGAACACTACGACACTAAAGAAGAACTTGTTAAAGCCGGACAAGACCTCGTGGATGCGCAGAACGCGATTACTGACGCAGAGGACAAAGGATATCCAGTTACTGAGGCTATGCTTTCCGAGCAGACAAAGGCTCAGGACACCTACAATGCATTAAGTGATTCCCTCCGTGAGAATAAGTCGGAATACGATTCGCTCAGTGACAAGTACAATGAAATAAACGAAGAAATTGCAGAAAATACAACGGCGACCGGAGAAGCCACAGACGGGAACGAGGGGCTCAAGGATTCTGCCGAAGAAACCGGAGAAGCAGTTGCGACCATGACCGAGGAGATGCAGGACGCCAACGACAAATTGGCTGACCTGACCGCAGCGTCTATTGACGCGCGGGAGAACGGCGGCGATCTCCGGGAAACCTACAATGACCTGGAAAAGGAGTTTGACAAGTACAAGGACAAAGCATCGGAAGCTGCCGTAAAGACCGCCGAGATTGAGCTTGCGACCCTGAACCTGAAAGCCACCAACGAGGAACTGATTACGCAGTATCCGGGGCTGGTTGCCGGTGTGGAAAGCATGGGCGTTCCGCTGGAGAATCTCTCGCAATGGCTCATTAACAATGAGATTTCCGCAGAGGAATGGGGCAAAAACGTCAACAGCGAGGTTGACGGGATTGTAAACGGCTTTAAACAGTTGGAAACGGATGCGGACATTTCCCTACAGGAGATGGCGGACAATCTGGCTTACAACGTGCAGGCATATCAGAGCTGGGATCAAAACCTTAATGACCTCATGGCGGACGCAGTTGCCCACAACAATCAGGGCGCAATCGACCTGGTTAACACCATGCGCGACCTTGGAATCGGATATGCCGCTCAGGTGCAAGCGATGAAGGACGATACGTCCGGAATCTTCTGGGACATGGCGGATGACATGGAAGCAGCAGGTAAGGCGGGCGCGACCGGATACTACAACGGAGTTGAAGGAAGCAAAGAAAGCGCCACAGGCGTATGGAACGAAATCAGCACGACCGGTGCAACGGAAGCGCAGACCGGAGATTACGAAGGAGCCGGTGCGGCCAACGCAGAGGATTACGCGGGCGGGATCGAAGACCAGACCGGAACAGTGGAAACGGCTGCGGAGGCGGTCTCGGACGCCGGTGCGGGCGCTGCTGATGGCGAAAAGAGCAAATACAGGGACGCAGGCGGGAGCGCGATCACCCAGTTTAAAATTGGTATGCTGGGCAAGCAAGAAAGCGTTAAGGTGGCGGCGCAGACCATAGCCTCCAGTGCAGCAAGCCAGTTTAATACCGTAAGCTGGTACAACGTTGGATACAGCATTGCAGCGGGCGTGGCGAGAGGAATCAACGCAAATAGCTGGATGATTAAACAAGCGGCGGAAAATGCTGCGCAGAATGCATACGAGGCGGCAAAGGACAGGCTGGGGATTCGGTCTCCAAGCCGGGTTATGGCGGAGATAGGCCGCTATTATGACGAGGGCTTCGCGCAGGGCATTACGGAGCACATCAGCGAGGTAACAAAAGCAGCGAATCGAATGTCGCGGGAAAGCGCAACAGGCGTTTACGGGACGGGAAACCGTGCAGAAACGGAGAGGAAAAGCAAAGAAAGCGGAAACGGGAGTCAGAAGCTGGAAAAAATACTGGAGCAGTACCTGCCGGAAATCGTAGAAAAGATGGACAATGGGAGCGGGATTACTGCAAAGGGGCTGGCGAAGGCGGTAGCGCCGTACATCGACAGCGATCTGGGAAGCAAAGAACGGAGGAAGCGCCGTGGCAACTAATCACTACCATTCGGTAGATTTTACAAGAGAGGCAAACGGAGAGACGGTAACATACAACTCCTATGAGGACTGGGGGCTGTACCTGACGGAGCCGGTGGTTGTCTCTGCCCCGGAACCAAACACCTATATGGTGGAGGTTCCAGGGCGGAACGGAAGCCTTGACCTGACGGAAAGCACCATCGGGACAGTGACATACCAGGACAGAAAAATTGAATTTCCGTTCCTTTGCCGGAAGAAACGGAGGGAATGGAACAAAATCTACACGGACGTCATGAACGCGGTACACGGCAGAAGATGCGAGATTACGTGCAGTGACGATCCGGATTATACCTATGAGGGACGGGTGACTGTGGACGAATGGGACGCGGACGGGACAATGGCATTTCCGACGCTTCGGGCGACGGTGCGGCCGTTTAAGACAGAAAAAACAGAACGGGAATATGCGGTGGAGCTGTCGGCGGAAAGCGAAAAGAAAATTAGGCTGATAGGCGTCAGAAACGATATGTATATGTTAAACTCCGGGAGCGGGGACGCAAAGAAAACGGTGATTGCATTCGGGTCAAAGAACGTGAGGAGCGTTGACTGGAGCCTTTTCAAGGCGCTGACGGTGGAATACGACAAAAAAACGGGGAGAAAAGTAAGAATCACAGTTAGTACCGAAGGGACAGGCGCGGGAAGCGTGGAGCAGGTGCAGAGCACACATTACGCCTGGACGCTGGAAAAGGCCAAAACGACAATCGCTTGGGAAAAAATCTACAGAGTAACTGTGGAGGGAGATGTAAGCAACGTAAAAATATACGGGACGCTGCAAGCAAACGCGACGATCACGATAGAAGGGTCGGCCAAACCAGCTATCCCAACCATTGAGACCAACGCAGACGTAAAAGTTACGGTCAACGGGCAGGGATATGACGTGACAAAAGGCACCTATTTTAACGAAAACATTATAATCCGAAACGACCCGGTGACGTTCGCGATTGCGGCGAAGGATGCAGTGACTGGCGGCGAGACTGTGACGATCCGGTACAGGAGGGGAAGCCTGTGAACGTAAACAGCAACCCGGCGCTGTGGGCCGTTTATGCGGGGGATGTATGCATCGACCACCCGAATCTGTACGATCAAGGGCGAGTGGTAGCGGACATAGAAATTGACTTGGAGGTAAACGCTCACGGGTCAATGAAGTTCACGGTGCCGATTACAAACCCTGGGTATGATACGGCAACACAGCTGGGGACAGTTGTAATTGCAACCTACGGCGGAAGAAAAGTATTTCGGGGGCGGGTGGCGGACACCACGCGGGACTTTTACAACAATGTGGAGGTGTACTGTGAGGGGCACTTGGCGTTCCTTTGCGACTCTATGCTACCGCCCTTTGCTTACAAGGGAACGGTAACAAGCTTTTTGCGTTTTATCCTGGACACCCACAATAGCGAGGTGGAGGATTACAAAAAGCTATACCTGGGGACTGTGACGGTGACAGACCCGGACAACAACGGGGTGCTGGTACGATCCAGCGAGTCCAGCATATCCAGCTGGGAGGCGGTTTCGGGCCGGCTGATTGATATGCTGGGCGGCTACGTAATGGTCAGGGAGACGGACGGGAAATATTATGTGGACTACCTGGCGGAGCTGACCGAAAAAAGCAACCAGACCGTAGAATTTGGGGAAAATCTGCTTGACCTGGAGGAGCACATTGACGCAGAGAACATTGTGACGGTGCTATACCCGTTCGGGGCGCGGATTGAAGAAAACGGAACCAACGAAAACACCTACGACAAATATACAGAAGAACCAGAAACATCCGGGCTGACACTGTGGCACGGAAACCGGGTGACGGTGCGGGAGGCCAACGGCGGAACCATGTATGTGGAGGATGCGGACGGAATCAAGGTCTGGGGGAAAATCTGGGGGACAAACGTATGGGACGACGTGACGCTGCCAAGCAATTTGCTGACCAAGGCGAAAGAGTGGCTAAAAAACCAGGTGAAGGCCACGACGACGATCGAACTGAACGCCGTAGACCTGCACATCGTGAACATTGAGATTGACGATATCCAGCTAGGGGAAATCGTACACGTGAGGTCAGCGCCGCACGATCTGGAGACGGATATGCCGTGTCTAAAAATCCATCTGGAGCCGGGGGCACCGGACAAAAGCACGGTAACGCTGGGGGCCACGGAAGCGGAGCTTACCAAGAGCATTGCAAAAGAGAAGCAGGAGGCCACGACACCGGAGGAAATCGTGAAAAAGGTCTGGGAGCGGATGACGGCGGCTGAGGGGGTGGCTACCTAGTGTACAAAATCAAACGGAGCACTTTGCTCGACATCACCACCGCAATACGTGGGAAAACGCATAGGACACAAACGATCCTTGGAAGCAACATTGCGAAAGAAATCAACACCATATGGGCCGGGGTGCCGAACATCAACACCAATGGAGGCGTAAGCCCGGACAGTTCGAACTTTGATGGGGCGATGGCGGCAGTCGTTGCGGCCACTACATATTGGAACGCCAAGGCAAGCGGAACCCGGGCATTTGCATACCAGGACGGATTTGGGCCGATGAAGCCGACCAACGCGGACGGAACCGGAAGACTGTCTGACGCATACGGGGCGGGTGTGATGGACTGTTCGTCCTATACCGGGTTCGTCCTGCGCGGAATTGGGTATTTGAATAGCCCGTTTGCTGGGATCACAGGGGCAAATCAGAGCTACGACCCCAAAAACGTCCACGCAACAAGTGACGCGTGGGCAGAGACGTACTTTGACAAACAGCCTACTAACGCGGACGTGGCATACACGGCGGACAAATACAAAACGTCGGACGGGTACCTCCGCATTGTGACGGCATCGGACATTGCAGCTTATTATGCAAGGATGTCACTGACCTTTTGGCCCGGGGAACGAGACGTGAAGCCCGGCGACCTGTGCTTTTTCTACAAAACAAACGATGACGGAACACTGGTATACCCAAAGCGATATTTCGGAATCAGCCACGTTGGGCTGATGATAAGCAAAGACAAGTTTCTCAACATCACCAGCTATCCAGCGTCCGGAAACCTAATTGTGACGAACGTGACGGCAAGAGCCCCGTTCCTGTATGCAAGGCCGCTATACGGCAGCATAACGCGTGGAGCAAGCGGAGACTTGACGGCGGGTGTGACGGACTTAATCCCGGATGTCCCGTCCGGCATTCCGCAAGGGACTAGCAACAACAATGGGCTCACAATCACAATGACAGGGAAGAAAATGAGTCTGAGTGGAAAGCCGACATCCGGCATGACGAAAACTTTTGTGTCGAAATCATGTCCGATTGAGCTTCCACCTGGGACTTATAAGCTATCTGGATTTGTCAATGGGACTGGAACCAACACAAAAAATCCAAATCATTCTATGTGGGGACTGAGGGTATACAACGCGGATACCGGGGATGGAATCGCAGGAACTACAACCAGCAGTAACGGCGCCAGCACGGCGGACAGAACCCCAGTGTGGGATGTCGGTGGTGGGGCAATGTTTACGCTAACGGCAACCACACGGATTTATATCAATATGTGGCTGACATCGAGTATGGCGTTGGATGGGATTTCTGCCAATCCGACTCTATACCGGGTATAGTAGGAGGGGAAAATGGAAATTACACTGTCAAATGGGAAAGGCCATTTTTATCAGTGGGACACTGGGCAATCCATCCAGGTACCGGAAGGGGTTCCAACCGTGCATTTTAAGATGCACGGTGAGGGTGTTGCATTCCAGGCCGTTGACAGGATGGTTGCGGTACCAGACGAACTTTTGCAACTAAAAAACGACATCATATTATGGACGTATGATACAAACCATACGATAGACGTTGCAAGAGTCCCAGTCAAGGAACGGGACAAACCCGCCGACTACGTCTACACCCCCACGGAGGTCAAAACGTGGGAGCAACTGGATAAACGGATTGCGGCGCTGGAGAAAGGCGGCGGGGTTGCAGGCGTCACCAGCGTCAACGGCAAAACCGGCACAGTGGAGCTGACTGCGAAGGACGTGGGAGCTGCGACCCATGAGGACGTTACCAGCGCCGTGAAGTCTGCCACCGAAAATCTACAGCCGAAGGGCGATTACATCACGCAGGACGGCTTGCAGAGCGCGACCGACAAGGCATTAGCACAGGCAAAAGCAAGCGGCGAGTTTGACGGGCCCAAAGGGCCAAAGGGTGACCCCGGGCCACAGGGGCCCGCCGGTGCCGGGCTGGATGTCACCGGCGCAACCGTTGGCCAGACCGTCAAAATCGCGGCTGTGGATGATAACGGTGTGCCGACCGCGTGGGTGCCGGTGGATATGGCGAGTGGGGGAGGAGTAAAAACGCTGACGCTGATCGCTGATATTACTCTCTCTGACGGGGACGCAGTGAGCTTCGAGTATACCGGCCTTGGTGGGCTGACAGAACTGTATTTTGTTGGCAACCTAATCAACGGGACGACTGACACAAGCCTTACCGCAACTATAAATGAGACAAAAGTAACAAATAGGGTAATCCCTGTAAAGAAAACGGCCGAAAATGCAACATGGAATTACTGGTGTGTGGCGAGATTTAATGGTGCATTTTGGACTGTGATAGCGTCCCCAAATCACGCAGGAGCGGATGCACAGGGGGCCTTTGCCGGGATGTTTGCAACAAACAGTGTAGTCATTGGGATCGGTGAGGCAGAAAGCATAAAACTGTACACTGCAAATCCAGGTTTTAAGCCGACCTCTGGATGGCTTAAAATCTGGGGGAGGTGACGAGATGAAAAAAATCTTAAATGGCAATCTTGTTGACATGACAGCCGAGGAAATCGCGGCCATGCAGGAAGCACAGCTTGAAATGGAGCGCAACCTTGAGCCGCTTACGGACAATGACAAAATCGCATTAATGCTGGCGGCAATCCCGGAGGAACCGGTGCCGACGGTGGCACCAAAGGTAGGGTACAAGTGGCAGCCGGTGTACAGCTCGTCCGCTGGATTTGCTTGGGAGCTGGTGGAAGACCATAACGCGTTGGGCACCATAAAGAATCCGCTGCGCTGGACGGAGGGGCATGAAGTCAAGGCAGGGTACCACTATACCGACGGCACACGGCTTTATGTCGCGCTGGAGGACGGTGTGCCGACCGGAACGAGCGACGAAACATATTTTGCGGAGGTGTAATTATTGGAGCTTGTAATTGCAATCGCCCCGTCCCTCATCACCGGAGGGCTGGCGCTGGTGGGCGTGGTCATAACCAACCGCCGGACAGCACGGGAGATGCAGGCCACCCTGGAGCAAAAACAGGCGGTGACGGACACCAAAATTGAGGAGCTGACCCGGGAGGTCAGGGAGCACAATGGATTTGCACGGCGGATGCCCGTCGTTGAGGAGCAGATCAAGGTAATCAACCATCGGATTAAAGATTTGGAGGATGATAATCATGACCATTAAGACAAAAACGTGGTGGAAAGCCGCCGGTATCCGCGCAGTGAAAACAATCGCGCAGACGGCTGTAGCAATGATCCCCGCCGCCGTAACCATTGGTGCGGTGGACTGGGTTACCGTGGTGGGAACTGCGGCGCTGGCGGGCGTTGTGAGCCTGCTGACCAGCATTGCGGGTCTGCCGGAGGTAAAGGAGGATAACAATGCATCTGTATAAGCATTACAGCGTCAACAATCCGTGCTACAAAAACAATGTCAACAAGGCAGACAGTCGGTACACCACGTTCCAGCAGCGCGGGCCTCTGGGGCTGATGCTCCACAGCGTAGGATGCGCCCAGCCCAGCGCGAAGGTGTTTGCAGACCAGTGGAACAAGAGCGGAATTGAGGTTGCTGTGCACGCGGTACTCCAGGCGGACGGAACAGTGTATCAGTGCCTGCCGTGGAATTATCGTGGTTGGCACGCAGGAGCAAGCGCTAATAACACCCACGTGGGCGTGGAAATGACGGAGCCGTCTCAGATCAAATACACCGGCGGCAGCACCTTTACTGTGCTGGACAAGGCGGCGGCACAGGCGCAGGCACGAGGCACATACCAGGCGGCGGTGGAGCTGTTTGCCAAGCTCTGCTATGACTACAAGCTTGACCCGCTGGCGGACGGCGTTATCATTAGCCACCATGAGGGATATCTCAAGGGTGTGGCCTCCAACCACGGAGACCCGGAGCATCTGTGGAAGGGCCTGGGCCTTAGATACACCATGGACGGCTTCCGCCGGGACGTAAAGGCCGCAATGCCGACTGCGTCCGGCAGCGTCACCAACAGCCGCAAGTATAAGCAGGGCTGGAACAAGGACGATAGGGGTTGGTGGTATGCGGATACCTCCAATACCTGCTACAAGGGCCGCTGGGCGAAGATCGACGGCAAGTGGTACAGCTTTGACAAGGAGGGCTATATGGTGAGCAATACGTGGCAAGTAGAGGCCGGAGGAGACACCTACTATCTCGGTGCGGAAGGAGATATGCAGACTAACATGGTTGTGGGCCTGGGAAGCGATGGAAAGCTCCAGCCCATTGAGCCGTGGTACCACCTACTGAGTGATGTACCGGCGGGATACCGCAAGGAGCTGGATCCTCTGATTGCCGCCGGGAAGATTAAGGGCAAGAGCGGAGAAGGGGATGATCTGGTGCTGGATATGCCGGAGAGTATGGTGAGAGCGTTGATTATCCTGAGCCGGTAACAGGAGGGGACGGAGATGCAGATCAAGGACTATACAACACCAGAGCTGGAGCATTTCCGGGCAGCCTGCAATTTTACCAGTCTGGAGCGGGAGTTCTTCGACCTGCGGGCAGCGGGAATAACGATCGAAAGTTGCTGCGACGCGATGGGGTATTCCATCGGCGGGATACGGCACATTTCCGGACGGGTAAAAAATAAAATGAAACGGGTATGAAAAATCCCCCACCTTTCGGTGGGGGATTTTTCCGATTGTACTTCGGCGCTCATGGCCAATCTAAATAAAGTATATATTTCAATCCACGGGGCTTGCGCCCTGACAAACACATGATAGCATCAAAACATGATCCTGTCAAGGCGTTTTACAAAAATTCCCCTCCAAAAATGGAGAGGAATTTTTGCGACTGTGCATCGGTAGACCGCGCTGCAACTAATCTAAATAAAGTATATATTTCAATCCACTGAGGTTGTCCCCCAGACAAATTTATAGTAGCATCAAAAAACGATTTTGTCAAGTAGTTTTTGAGGATCACGGAGATTCTTTGCTGTTGATCCACTCATAGCAAACGGAGTATGCGTCATTGAGCTCACGTTCTTCCTCCGCGTCCTTTTCCCCCTGGGGCCTGCTGTCAAAGAGCTGCTTGACAAGGGCGAGGCCATCACGGAAATAGTATTTGCGCAGAGCCTCCAACTTGGCGTATGCGTCCCGGTGCTCCTTGATTAGCTGGGCGCGCACTTCCCTTGCCACCTCAAAATAATGTGAGGTCATGTCGTTTCGTACAGTGCCATCAATGGATTTGTCGGCGTAAACAGAGCGATTGTAGCTATAAATGCTGGCACTCACTGCATCGGCGGCAATTCCAAGATTTTGATTCAAATTCTCATAATATGCGAGGATTTTATCCTTGCAGCGCTCCAATACGTCGGCCTTTGATTCCATAGTAATTCCTCCTTTTAATTTCTCCAATCTCCGTTTGCGATATCCAGGGCTTTTTTTATCCACCTGATATCATCCTCAGAGGTGGCGGTGCAGTCGTCCATGGTTTTTCCACGCATACTGTCAGCAAAAATTTCTAGCACGCGCTGTGTGGTGGCAAGCTCAGGATGACCACTATCTATGAGGGTTTGCCGGTAATCCTCTATATTCCACGTTGGGATCACCTGCCAGAGATCATAGAGATATTCCGGTATGCAAACGTCAATCGTCTTCCGTGACGGGCTGTAGCTGCCCTTTACGGTTTTACACCTGTGCCAGTTGTCACTAAACTCCCTGTATGGCATGGTGACAATCTGCTCACATCCTGCTTGTCGCCGTGGTTTCTCGATAACGCTATACACGGCGAGTCGCAGGAGGTTGATTGCATAATCCGGCGGGGTGCGGGCTCCGGTCTCCCATGATATGAGCGTACGGTGAGGGATGCCAAACCGGTCCGAAAACTCTTTTTGTGTCAGCCCGATGGCGGCCCGCAATGCCTTAATCTGTTCGGCGGATTCCATCATTTTGCCTCCGTGTCGTACTCTGCAACCACGTCGGCCTCCCAATTCGGCCACTCGGAGTCGTTCAGCTCGGACACGGGGCCTTCCCATGTGCCGGGCAGGAAATCGCCAAAACTGCACCAATCAGCAAGAGCCGCGAGGTATTTCTTTGCCGCTGCCTCATGCTCATCCGCAGTCCAACCGCGCCAATCGGGATGCCGTGCGGGGTAGTACGCAATGATTTCGCCGTTTTCGTCTACTACGTTTTCGTCCTCATAGCTGTCCGTGTAATAGCAAGCGCTGTCACCGTCGATTGCCAGGACTGCGTTCCAGCCGTTGGTGCTCATGTAGTAAAGTTTCATTGTTATTTCCTCCTGTTGTGTGGTGTTGTCTCCATTAACTGCCCTTATTATATTACACACGTGTGTAGATGTCAAGGCAGGAAATACAAAAATAATTACTTTTTTTCGTCGCCGTCCAGCGCCCGCACAGCCAGTCTGAGCAGTGAAATCACATAGGCCGGTGGCTTTCTGTCTCCGGTCTCCCATGAAAGAATGGTTCGCGCCGGAACTCCTGTTTTCTCTGCAAATTTTTTTTGTGACAATCCGGTGCTGGCGCGGATTGCTTTAATTTGTTCCGAGGTTCCCATCATTCTGTCTCCGCAAGGTACGCCATAGCGGCGGCTTTTTCTCTGCGCTCGGCGTTGATGAGATACGGGATAACATCAGCCTCCGTTTCCAATTCGATCTGTTTCACCAGCTGTTTCCTTTTTTCGGATGTCAACCACGCGATTTCCGCTTTTACGCTATCCATGGTAGCCTTGACGGTATCACTCCCGTAATTTGGGGGATAACCAACGATTTTTATCGACAAGTTTTTGCAGTAATTATCAGCCTGGGCCCACACCTCACCGTCGCGGAGGTCAAACATAATATACCCGGTTCCAATGACATTGAGCATACGGTTGTAATTCCCCACCGCTTTTTTTAACCCATGCACGTTCACGCCGTTGATTTTCATTGTGCTACCTCCTTCTTACGCTTTAATGATGTCAAAATTCTCGGTGATATCAGCTACTTTATAGCCTGTAATATCACCAGAGATTTCCGCGTCGATGCTGTGGGCGTAGATTTCCATGGTTACCATGTTGGCCCAGTAAACCTTTCCGCGATAGGTGATTTTTTGACCGTTAAAAAGCTCCTGCTTGTGATTGTTCAGGTACTTCATTTTTGTTTCCTCCTTGTATTAGGTATCTCTATTAACTGTCTTTATTATACTACACATGTGTGTAGTTGCCAAGCATAGAATGGTATTTTTAAGAGATTTTTATGGGATTTTTTCCGCATGGTGGATGCAAAGGGGGCGCGGTATGATAGAGCCAGGAGGTGAGGTCATGGCTTACGGGTATCAAAACTACAACATGCCGTATCAGGGATACAACACCTATGGATATGGGCAAATGCAGCAAGCACCAAAATATGAAATCATCGAAGTAAACGGAGAAAACGGCGTGAATGCGCTCCAAATGGCGCCGAACAGTCGGGTAATCGCCATGGATAAAACTGCGCCGATCATCTGGGTATGCCAGACAGACGGCGCGGGGTACAAGACGTCCACCCCGTTTGACATCACGCCGCATAAAGCGGCGGCACCGGTTGACGTAAACAACCTTGAAGAACGAATTGCCAGACTGGAGGGAATCATCAATGAGCAATCCAATCATGCAGCTGCTACAGAAAAGCAGCAACCAAAGTCCAAATAATCCAATCGCTATGCTTGCGGAATTCAAAAAATTTGCGTCCGGCATTACGCCGGAAGGGGCGAAACAGCAGGTGGAACAGATGCTTGCATCCGGACAAATGACGCAGGAGCAGTTCCAGCAGTTGAAAGCGCAGGCAGAGCAATTCTCACAATTATTGAAATAACCCCGGTGCGCAACGGGATTATATAAATTACAAAAGGAGTGATACAGTGGAAAACTATTCTCTTTCCGATCTCGCGGCTGTGACCAAGGACGCTGACGGAATGGCTGGTAACGGTGCATGGTGGATTATCATTCTGTTTCTGTTCGTCATTATGGGCGGCGGTTGGAACGGCTTCAACCGGCAGAGCGATTTCGGGCAGTATGCCACAGCTGCAAGCCAGCAGGAAATCCTGTTTGGCCAGCAGTTCGGCCAAATCAATGACCGACTGACCAACATCGGGAATGGCATCTGTAATCTCGGGTATGAGATGCAGGGCAATTTCGGCCAGCTGACCCAGACTGTGACGAGCACCGGAAACAGCATCCAGAGCCAGCTTGCTCAGTGCTGCTGCGAGAACCGGCTTGCGACTGCGAACCTGTCCGCGCAGATTGATCGGCAGACCTGCGATATTACTACCGCGATTCATGCGGAGGGCGAACAGACTCGCGCCATGATGCAGGCGAACGAAATCCAGCAGCTCCGCGACAAGGTGAATTCGCTGGAGGCAGACAACCGCATGTACGGCGTAGTGCGGTACCCTAATGGGTACACGTATACGGCTGGGCCGTCCCCGTTCTGCGGCTGCAATAGCGGCTGCGGGTGCGCATAATCTAAAACATTAACCGCTCTAACAGCGTAAGAAAGCCCGGGGCGGTAACACCCCGGGCATTTTGAAAGGAGAACATTATGGCTTGTAATAATCGGCTGAAAAACAGCCACTACAAATCTGCGCAGAACGCCTACAACAATACATCTCAGGCATTTGTGGCTACAGGAACGCCTATTAACGTGCTGGGCGTGCTAAACACAGATACTGGGTGCTCCATTGAAACTGTAACCGGCGGGTTCAACATCGGCTCGAGCGGGCTGTACCGGGTGAGCTATGACGTTACGTTCACGCCGTCTGCGGCGGGTGTAGCGACGCTACAGGGCTACAAAAACACTACAACCCTCCCGTGTATGGCAGCCCAAGCAACGGTTGCGGCAGACTCCATATACACGCTACACGCGGAAACAACGATCTATATCCCGGTGTGCTGCAATGGCATTCCGACGATCAGCGTGGATATTGGCGGTGTGGCTGGTGCAATCTCTCACGTTTGCGCAAGTGCCGTAAAACTGGCGTGAGGTGATTGCAATGAAATCAAAGCTCAAGGAATACAAAAGCAAGCTAGAACATGAGCTTGCAGAATATCTGGCGCAGCCAATCGGCACGCGCTCGATGGCGGCGGTAGACGCAATGATAGAGTGCTGGGAACACGTAAACGACATGGAACATTGCGTTTGTCATGGCGAAAAACTGAGTGCTGACGAAATCAAAGAATGGTGTGCCCACATGAAAAACGAGGATGGTAGTACCGGCGGACACTGGACTATCGAACAGACCTCTGACGTGGCAAAAACCACAGGCGTTGTGATGGAACACATCACTCCTAAAATGTGGAATGTTACCATGAATATGATGTATTCCGACTACTGCGCGGTAGCAACGAAGTTCGGGTGCAACAAGCCTGAGTTCTATGCGGAGATGGCAAAGGCATTTCTGTTCGATAAGGACGGGCCGGGGCCGGAAGCCAAGCTGGCAGCGTATTACCACGGGATTGTGGAGGCATGAGCGCTAACGATTATGCTAACAATAGGCTAAATCTTTGCGTGATTTTGCATGATACAGCGTGATTCCATGCGGATATGCAAGGAACAAGTTTTCAAACAAATAAAGCGAAAAAGTACCGCATTTACACAAATTCAAGTGCAAATGCGGTACTTTTGGCGCGGAAGGAGGGATTTGAACCCTCGCGCCGGTTTCCCGGCCTACTCCCCTAGCAGGGGCGTAAAATGTGTTGCAATTACCGCGTTTTTATGGGTTTTGCTAACAAAATGCTAACAACATATCTACTCGGGCGTTGACGCGATCTGATTAATTGCGGCATGAGATGCGGTGCTGTCCGGATGGATATAGCGCTGGGTTGTGGCAAATTTGGTATGGCGCATGACCTCCTGAATGACCGACGGAGCAATATTACCAAGGGCCAACGCGGTAGCAGTGGTATGGCGGCAAGAGTAGGGAGGGAGATCACGGCAACCGGCGTTTTGCACGGATTTATGGTACTCCTGGTAAAAGCGGTCACGGGCCATGCAAAGGACGTAATCTTTCCGGCTTTTTGAGCAGTCGCAAAGTTTATGGAGCACAGGGACAATGGACTGCGGGAAAACAAGGGCCGTCTCCTTCCGCTTCTTCGTTTTGAGACCGGCACCGCGAATCTCGCATTTGGTAAAATCTATCATGCTCTTTTTCAGGATAAACAGTTCGCCGGGCATCATCCCGGTATAAATCATAAGGAGGATGTAGCCGACAAACGTGTCACCGGCAGTGTAAGCGGCCCAAAACAGTTTGATCTCGTCCTCAGTGAAAGGCTGAAGCTCCTTTTCATTCAGCGGAGGAAGCTCAATAAATTCGGACAAATTTGTGCGCATATGGCCTTCGGCCACGGCCATTTTCAGCAAGTGGCTTGCGAGGGGTTTCATATCCTTGGCGGGGGA